GAAATGTCTTTCTAAAGGCGATGTGCAAGATCGCATCGAACCTCTGTCGAGCTAACGGCTGCAAGAACATTTCTAGGGAGGAGGTAAAGAAGATTGCGTCAAATCCTCTTTTTCAAGATGCTGTTTGTGAAGTTATTTTTAATAGTGACCTAAGCTAGTATTTTGAGATACCTATAATAAGAGATCTTATTGGAGTTAAGCTATGGTAAGTTGGAAGTTTTTTATAGGTAGAAGAAAAATTAATCCTAGAGCGTGGATTAATGCGGGCGGTATTAAAACTTACGCTGCTCTTGTAAAACAACTAGCTGAAATCGGGGTTTCGCCTCCTAACGAAGAGGAAGTTTCTGACCTATTTGTACCTAAAAAAGTTGAAGCAGATCCATTTGCTGCGCCTGATATTAAGGTTGCAGCTGCAGCGACTGCACCAAAAAAGGCAAAGGCAAAGCCAAGGGCAAAGGTAACTACTGCTACGAAGAAAAAGTCCACTGGGAGGAAGTCTGCTGATGTCCAATCGAATGCTGGATCTTCCTCATGACGCACAGTTTGATGTAAAAACACAAGAGGTGTATATTGACGTCAATAGCGTCATTTTACGGCTAACAATAGAAGATTTTTTTGTTTTTTCTAAAAAAATTGACGATATTCAAACGGTGCTGCAGATTTATTCTGAAATTAGCGAGGGAACATGTTCGAATTGTGGAACAACAATTCAGGAGATTGAGTTTAAGGGATGTCAATTAGACGACGAAGACATGAATTAAGTTCTGGTGACTTGATTTTTTTGAAACCTGGAAGGTATCTTTGTGAAAAAAGTAGTTTGGGAATGCGCCTGCTTAAAGGGGTTTCTCGGGGCCTTTTAGTTGAGTATTGTGGAGAAAATTCTCTTAGCGGCAAGGCTTCGAAGAGATGTTGGAAGGTGTTGGTAGATGGCGTGGTATTTCTTATTTGGGAAGAAATGATTTTTACAAACTCCCAGGGTAAAAATGAAGATAACTGAAATTCTAGAAGAAATTTCTAAGGCTCGCGGCCCTAAGCTAAAGTCTAAAATTCTTCTACAGAACAAAGATAATGAGGTTCTTAAAAAGATCCTAAGATATGCAGGTGATCCTTTTCTGACTTTTAATGTTGTGAAGGTGCCTGTAGTTAAAAACCGTTATCCTGCGAAGGATGAGATTTTCAGGTGGAATTCATTCTTTGAGGTGGCTGATCTCTGTCAAAAGCGAGAGTACACGGGAAATTCAGCAATTGAATTGCTTTTGGCAGCCTTTTGTATCGCTTCCAAAGAGGAAGAGAAGTGGATGAGGAGGGTCCTTAAGAAACATCTGAACATGGGTGCTTCTACGAAGACAATTAATAAGGTTTTCCCAGGACTAATTCCAACCTTCGACGTGGCTCTTGCGCAAAAATTTGAGGAAAAGAGAATTGTTGGAAAACGCGTGGCGGTTGAGCCAAAGCTTGATGGCATCCGATGTTTTGCAATTGTTGAAGACGACAAGGCCTTACTGTACGCACGTTCTGGGAAGTTAATCACAAACTTTGACAGCACGATTGGCATAGCACTTTCTAAGCTAGGAAATGGTTGCTATGATGGCGAGATCATGGGAGAGGATTTTATCGCGCTTATGCGCCAGGCGTATCGTAAGGAAGACGTGAACACAGAGGGCACGTATCTTGCTTTGTTTGACTATCTACCTCTTAGAGAGTGGAAGGACCGACAGGCAAAGCTGAGTTGTGAAGAACGATATGATATTCTTGTTGGGAGGATTCAGGGCACGCACCGTACAGATTCAGAGAAATATCTAAAAGTGGTGGAAAGATTTCCTGTTGGCTCAAATTATGATGACATTAAAAATCTGCATGACAGGTTTGTCGCTGAGGGTTTCGAGGGCGCCATGATTAAGGACCTCGATGCGCCTTATAAGTTTGGACGCGGCCCAGAAGTTATGAAGCTAAAGGCATTTCATGATGCGGATTGCGAGGTTCTTCGGGTTGAGCAAGGCACTGGAAAGTTTGCAGATACATGTGGCGCAATTATTGTCAACTACAAGGGAGTCGAGGTCGGTGTGGGAAGCGGCCTAACTGATGAGATGCGCCTGATGATTTGGAACAAGCCTGATGACTTTGTAGGTAGAATTGCAGAAATTCGATATCAGGAAGAGACGCCTGACGGCAGTTTAAGATTTCCTACGTTTGTCTGCTGGAGAAATGATAGGTGATGTGAAAATAGATTAAATCAAATCATATCAAACAATAACAAATGAGTCTCATTGTGATATTTATATCCAATGAGGCTGAGATCTTTTGCGAGCAAGATTGGCGTTTCGTACTCAACTGCCTTGAGGATGTTCAAACGCCATGAGATACCGGGTGCATTTAAGCTACCCAGTGGAACAATTGTTGTTCCAGAAGGAGCTGTGCCTGCTTTAGCCGATAGATATTTGGAAAGATGTGAGCATAATGATGTGGGAATTATCATCGCTATGTTGAGCGAGCTTAACGATGAACAGCTTAACAGCGTGAAAAATGCGATTCATGCTCTGCTTTTGGTAGGAGGAACTGATGTCAGCGATTAAAGTAACTGAGTCATCAGGCTCTTCGGGCGCAATTCAGCTTGCAGATGGCAGCGGAGATTTTACCAATATCTCCACATTCACCTTTGACACAACGAATAAGCGCCTGGGTGTAGGCACTGCTTCTCCCACGCATAAAGTGCACATTATTGGTGATGTTTCAATTTCGGGTAGTTTATTTGCGAGAGACTATCACTCTGAGATTGTATCTTCTTCTATAATTTTTAAGAGCGGCTCAACTAAGTTTGGTGATTCAACAGACGATCTTCATCAGTTCACAGGCTCTGTGATGATCAATGACGGCCCTCTGCCTGGATCAAACGTTTCTTTCTTTGTATCGGGGGCTCAAACAGCAACAACAACACCTTCAACTGCGGGGGTTGCTGTTTTTGGAGGAGACGTTGTTATCAGTGGAACTGTGTTCGGTGGTTCTCCTCTCAAGATTGCTGAAGATATTGAGTTCATTGCATCTTCTGGCGCAACAACCTCGCTAAAAAATCCAAGCGGAAGTGTTAAGGTATTTGCCGCAGAAGAAGTAAAGATTGGTTCTGACGACGGACTTGTCAGGTTTATTGATCTGGGTGGATCCACAGCAGGAAAGATTTTCCTGACAGGTTCAAACACTACTGCTGATCGTCGATTTAAATTTTTAACAAAGGGACAGCTTCATTTTCACGGAAAAGCCCCTAACGCCGTATCTCCCGGGGGAGATGTGTGGTTTTATGTTTCTGGTGCTATTGCAGACCAGTCGCCGATACCGAGAGGCGCTGCGCTTTTTGGAGGAGACGTCGTTTCTTCCGGGACACTTAAAGTTGTCAAGGGAATTTCTGGATCTCTCACCCGCCTATCTGATGGCAATTCTTATTTAGTTGCGGGCAGTAATGTGACGATCGTTACCAGCTCAGCTGGGCAAGTGAGAATATCAGCGACTGGAGAGAGTGGGTCTGAAATTGGATCAGCTGAAGATAGTGATTACACTGACGGTTTGTTTTCAGATTTTACTTCATCTACTGCGATCGGAACAGCGATTGATAGATTCAATGAGGTTCTCAAGGCCTTAGCACCTGATCCTGCGTCTGGCCTTGATGACATCAACTCTACAGTCACTGGCGTCACAGCCTCACTATCTTTTGGCGCAAGCAATAATCAGTCGTCTGGAAGTCCTGCTTATATAACAGTCGCCGCAGGTGCGGGAATTGGTACAGCAGTTGATGTGAACACGTCTTACACGGTGACAACTAGCAGCAATGATCTTCGATTAGGAGTTTTTACTGGAAACACACACGTTAGCGGCATTTTAAATGCAGATGTTGCCTATAACAGTCAGGGAAATAGCGTTCAAAATTATCCTGCCTATTCATTTGGTGACGCCGATACTGGAGTTTTGCGACTCGATGTGAATGGGTCTACTATAAAAGAGATAGATCTGTCGACAAGCCTGTACGGCAGCGGAACGTCAGGCATCGGAAGCGGATCGTATCTTGATGCAGTCGGTTCTGGATTTAACTTATTCTCTCTTGCTTCGTCGGGAACTCTTTCAAACGGCAACTCATTTGGATCTTTTAAACACAGAACAGGGCAATTTGTTGTTGCCTCCGGGAGTCAAAGAAGGGGATGGAATTATGCGAGAGTGCTTCATGTAAAAACTGGATCAACTAAAACTACAAACTATATTGAGTGGGTAAACGATGATAACTCTGATGCTTTGGCCGGCACCGGAGAATCAATGACATTTGAGGGAAGCGGCAGCATCCACTTGTCAGGAATTCAGTATTATCAAAGTGGCAGCGCTCGATATAAAGTTCGTGTTGCAAATGCCTACAAGTATGTTTATGACACTGGTGACATCATCTTTACGCCGACGAATACAGCTGCTGCTAGTTCGAGCGTGTCTTTTTCCATTAGTAGCCAAACGAAACCTTCTATTAACACAGGCGGCGGAGAGACCCATACCAAGTTCTTGCATTTAACAGGTACCGGGAACATTACAGCAGATTATTTTCTTAGCGGCGCTGTAAGTAGTGCTGTAAATGTGACGCACCCTCTTAAGAGCGATCTGACTAATGCTGGAAGTGCTGAAGTGAATGGCATCTTAATGTATAATTTGTCAAATTCTTCGACTGCGCTTGTCGAGTCGTTTAGAAGAGAAAATTATAGAATTATCAGCGGTGCCTATTCTACTCAAGCATCTTTAACAGACGCTTCAAATACCTGGGATTCAACAAAACACATTACCGCTTCGAATGGTGGACATTCCAATGGACTTCAATTTTATAATCAGCGGCTATACTCTCCTACAAAGACTCTACTTTCTGGTGATTTTCGAGACAATGGAGAAGGTGGAACTCTTAGCAATTCACCTCCGAAAAATCCAAATTATTCTGGTGAATCAGGACAGAAAACATTTTATAGGTGGTTTAAAAATGAAACTGGGTCTACAAAATATGACTTAACTGTAGCCATAAACGGATCAGGAACGATAGTGACAGCTGCAACTGCACTAAATAGCAGTAGAATAAGAGTTTTTGTGAAGTTTCCATCTGACGGCACTAGAGAGACTGCCTGGTTAGATTTGGCAACTGAGTTTGCCTTGGACTCATACAGTGATAATGACGGTGCACATACAGCTAACGGTTCTCTCAGTTTTGACAGCAGCTTAAATGCAACAAACTATGTCACATTGGGCACTGTGGGCATAGGAAATAATGAGTATATCGGCTTGAGAATAGAGGCAGATGCTGCGTGGTCTGGATACATCAGTCAAGTTACCGTGTCTTTTGGTGCAGGGACAGGAACTATCACAGCAATTCCAGATCTTGATGACATTGACTGCAATGATGACGGCACCGACAGCAATCTATCGTTTGGGTCTTCAAAGGCTGTGACAGGATACACAAGTGTGGGAACAACAGCAGGATTTTCTGCTGTTGATGTGAATGGTTTATATCAGACTGCTGCCTCTTCTAACAACCTCAGGAGATCTGTATTTGCCTTGAGTACAATTATTGAGGGGGACTTAAATGAAGATGTATCATCAAACTCAAATGATTCACACGTAAATCACACGGCAAATGCTTTTTCAGACGCAAATAGCGGTTCTCTCAAGTTAGAGGTTAATGGTGCTGTAGTTCACACTGTTGAGATCACTGGTTCTTATAATCTTGTGGGATCTGGTGTGCCCGGATCTGGAGGAGGAACTGCACTGAACGGTAACGGATCAGGATTTTTTAGCTTAAGCACGTGGGAAGCAGCTGAGTATAATAACGGTGTTCCTGATTACACAGAGATATATCGGACAGGAAAGTGGAGAGTAGTCACAGCTGATCAGAGAAATGGATGGAATTATGCGAGAGTAATTCACACTGTGGGAGGCAGTGATCGAGAGACGAATTACGTTGAGTGGGTAAATGATAATAACTCGAATGCCTTGACTTCTGCAAGCTTTGCAATTCAAGCCTTCCAAGACGACAATCTATTCCACCTAAGCGGTGTAAAATATTTCACCAGCCCCAGCGGAACGATAGAGTCAAAGATTTCTAATCTTTATAAGAATGTTTATTCAGATAGCAATTCTGCGATCTCATTTACGAGTCTCACCAACGCCACAGCAGCAAAAATTGTTCAGTCAGGCAGCGGATTATCTTCCACCAAGTCCACAAGTTCATCAACTGATTCTCTGCAGACGTTAAACACAACAACAGACTCACAGGCTGCGGATTTACATGCAACAGGAACAATTAGCTTTTCTCGATCTAAGTCTTTGATGGGCACATGGACAACTGCTTATAACTGCGGGGGAGCGATGGTATTCGTTCATCCGCTAAAATCTAATTTGACTACTGCAACAGCTTCTAAAACGACACTGCATGTTTATTCCGCTAGCGACAATTCCAACGCAAACACAAATGAGTACTTTAACGGAGAGCAGTTCAGAGTTCAGAGCGGATCTTATACCACACAGGCTTCAGTCACTGCTGTGTCTAACAAATGGTCTTCAACAGGGTCAATGAATGATAATGGTAGCTATCCTGGATATTATACTGGGTTAATGATTTATGATAGTTACCTAATCAGCCCATTCAAGGGTGGGAATTCAGGAGATTTTCGAAGCCATGGAGGGGGAGGAGTCCTGGAAGGGCCGTCTGGAAATGTAAACTACAGTAGCTTAGGAGTAGCAACCAGGGAATACTATCGAGGGTTCTTGAACAATACTACAGATGATCGCCCAAGTGTCACCATCACCTTATACGGAGATGCTACGATCGTTGGAAGAACAGGCGCTAATTCGGGATCGCTAGGAACAAATAAAAATGTATATGTAGACGTCAGAATACCTGGAAAGACTGCGTTCTTAGATTTGGGCCGACCTTCGGCTGGATCAGGAAATATTAGTACAGGAGACGGTTGTCTAAGCGGTGACTTGGACGCAACGATCGACGGGGGAGGCGCTGAAAATGTGTGCACATTCAATGGGCAGACAGTTGACGGCACCACATCGGGAGCGCAGTATTTTATCTTAAGACTTTCTGCTGATAAGAATTGGGCGGGTTATGTTAATCAGATCACTGTTGCGTGGAGTGCATAATGGCAAAAAAGAGTAATGAATCCGCAACTTATTTTGCTCAGAAGAAGCTTTTAGGAAAGGCACACACTTCAAATCTAAAGGTTGATGGTGAAGAGGTAATTGGATCAAATGTTCAAGGTGGATCTTCGCTGTTCTTTGGTGAAGGAATTCCCTCTGGGCCCTCAACAACATTGTGGTTGCTTCAAAGTTCGTCAGCTGACACAGGCGCTACTGTTGAATATGTGTTGTTTGACTTACAAGCTTTGACAGGTACAACTTATGATGCAAATAGCTCTGGCGGAGGTGCCGGATCAGACTCAGGTGAAAGTTCACAGATATCAGGCGTGCACACATATAAACTTGTGTTACCTTCAAATTATCAGTCAACTTCAAGCTGTGCAAGAAGAGGAAATGGTGTTTTCAATAACGGAAGGATTATTCATGAATCACTAGGGAAGATACAGCTAGTTCCTCCTTACTTCTCTCAGGCCGCCCCTAATCCATATACTGTAAAGCTCTTTAAAGACGACAGTGGGAGTGTAGGAGATGAGATTCCCTTGCTGGACAACATTGACTGGAGTGTTGACTACTACAATGGAATTCTTTTTCTTCAGGATTACAGCGCGTCTAAGGTTCCAGCTTATGCAAAGGCGTTCGCGTATGTTGGAAAGATGATTGACGAGGTCGTCTCTTCTGGATCAAACGCAAGTGGAGGAGATGATACCCAGGTTCAGTTTAATGATGGCGGGTCCTCTCTAGGCGGTGACTCTGCATTTACGTTTAATAAGACAACCAACGCGATGTCTGTCACAAGCTTATCCGGATCTTTAACAACTTTGGCAACAGGGAAATCTTATCTTGTCGCCGGAGACAATGTGACGATTACCTCAGGGACAGACGGTCATGTAAAGATCGCTGCGTCGAAGGCTGACTGGGGTGCTTCTACGAGAAGAAGAGAGGTTTATACTATTACTGGTTCACATGCGTCTAAAAAGAACCTTATTATCTCAACAACAGATTTTAGCTATTCCAAACATGATGAGGATTTAATTGACATTCATCTAAACGGAATGGAGGTGATATCAGGGACACTAGCACAGGTGACAGCGAATCAGGTAGACTATACGCTGATAAATGACACAACTGTGAGGTTTTCTTACGAGTTAGACACCAGCGATAAAATCTCAATCTCAAGATTTTCGCCCTCATTGAGAGTCACTTTTAATGAAAGACCTAGCGGCACACAGAATGGTTCAAACACACAGTTCACGCTAACTAATTCGCCCGCTTCTGTGGCAGATGTGCAAATCTTTATTAACGGAGTGCTTCAGGTGCCAGCGGGAATCTATGGCAGACATGATTTTGAGGTCACAGGATCTACAATCTATTTTGTTACAGCAAGCGTACCACATTCAAATGACTCTTTGCTGGCGTCGTACAAATATTAGACTAATCACTTAACATTTTTTTTACAACATTGTTCTTAGATGGGAAAAGAGTTGACTTTTTTCCTCATATTGTGAGAAAGACACGTGATTCACAGTGTCTATCAAGGTAAAATAGTGGATGTACAAGATCACAGCTATGCTTACCGATTAAAGAAGGTTAGGATATTAAATAGATGGGATGTCCATATTTAATATTGTGCGTGAGAGAACTTAATTGATTAGAGGAAACCGTGCAGAATGAATCAATATACCACTTCAGACTTGCCGCAAGCAGCCTTTCTAATGATGCGAGGGCTTAAGCTAGTGAGCGCAGGAAGGGTGAGTAATAAGTTTGAATTTGTTCTGGAAGATCCAGATGATTTAGGGAATTCTCTCGCAATCGAATATATAAATAGTGAATTCGGAAAGTTTGATACTTACTTGAGGTCTCTAAAGAAAATGCTTTATAGACCTTAGGAAAATTTTGAGACACTGTCTCAGTCACGTTTTAGTTTGTTACAGTCTCAGTTCAGTATCAGTTCAGTATCAGTTCAGTATCAGTTCGGTATCAGTTCAGTATCGTATTAGTTTTGTA